AGGTTTAGGGCTGGGGCGCTGGGCGGTGGTGCCGTAGAGGTTCTGCATCCGGCGGCTGTCTTTGGTCTGGGCGTTGCGGATGAGGATTGCTAGGGACTTGACGAACTTGGGGCTGGTCAGCAGGGCGTCAATCAGCACCTCAAGGTCGATGTCCACTTCCCAGTCGGTATCGTCGTGCGCGAGGTCGGCGTCAAAGTCAGCCATTACTTGCTCACCTTCACCTTGACGGTGTGCTTGGTCTTCTTAGTTCCCTTGCTGCCAGGAGACCAGGGGCTGTACGAAGCAGCCATGCCTGCCGCCTGCGTGTTCTTGGTCGTGTCGGTTCCGAGAACGGGCAGGGCAGGGTGACCAGGCAACCAGCCGAACAGGGTGTTCAAAGTCAGGGCCGCCATGTCGTATACGCCGCCGACCTTGTTGGTCTGCCATTCGTTCTGGGCTTTGGAGAAGTCGCTAGCCGAGGGGGCGTTGTGCTTCCACAGCTCGGCAGCCACGAGGACGCCAGCGCCGATTGCCAAGCCGATAGGGCCAGCCTCGATGGCGGTTTCTACGCCGAACGCCCCAGCCATCCTGATACCAACGCTGGCAATCTTGGTGGCAAGTGATCCGACAAAAACAGAGGCGAGCACGGTTGCTAGCGTATTCATCGCGGCGGGGTGCGCGGAGAGGTAGTTCATCGCGCCCTCAAGGATGTTCGCGCCGTCCTTGATGTAGGGGATGAGTTTATTGCCGAACGTTATCGCGGAGTTGGTGAACTGCGTCTCGATAATCTTCATCTGCGCCCCGAGTTGCTGGGCAGCAGCGTTGAACGAGGTGCTGAGACCCTTGCCCGATGCGCCACCGAGCGACTGCACGTTCTGAGACAACTGCCCAATGTGCGTGGCGAGGTCAGAGACCAGACCGACGGCACCAGGGCCGAAGGTGTCCCTGATAAGCGTGTTCATGGAGACGCCGGTGCGCTTGGACTGCGTTTCGAGGTAGCCCAGAACATCTACCAGACCAGTGCCAGGGTGTCGAGCAACCGTTGCGAGTTGGTCGGCGTTGATGCCCAGTTTCTCCATCGCCTTTGACGAGGCCGTCGTGGGGCTCTCAATCTTGGTCAGGCCGGTGGCAAGTTGCGTATAGGCGCGGGCGTTGTTGTATCCGGCGCGTGAGGCAATGTCCGATACTGAGGCCATCTCCGCGAGGTTCAGTCCTGCGGCGGCGAGTGCGCCACCGACCTTGCCGGTGAGGGTTGAGGTGAGGCTGTCCAGTGATCCGACGTGGCGCTGGTTGGCGAGCACCATGAGGTCGGAGACCTGAGCGACGCTCATGCCCTTAGCGATTTGCAGGTTCTGGATGCCGATGAGGGTCTGCGTAGTGTCGGCAACATTGCCACCAGTAACGACGGCGGCCTTCGCGGCGGCGTTGATGACGCCCTGCGTCTGGGCTTGCGTTAGCCCTGCCTTCGAGGCTTGAAGGTAGGCGTTGGCGATGTCGGTGCTTGCGATGCCCGTCTGGTTGGAGATGTTGAGGATAGATCCGCTTGCGGCATCTACCTGCGCCGAGGTCAGACCGGCTTGGTTCTGCAGAGCGTCAAGGCTTTCGTTGAACTTCATCGCCTTGTCAATGCCATAGGCCGCAACGGCAGCGCCCAGCCCGACGACTGCCGTTGAGGCCATACTGGTGAACTTGCCGAACTTGCCCCCCGAGGCGTCGGCAGCAGCACCGAACTTGCCCATCTTGAGCTCGGCCTCGTCCATCTTTGCCATGAACTCTTTGGTGTCCGCGAAGAGCGTGGCAATCACGGGTGGGAGCAGTGGCATGGTTCCTCTTTAGAGTTCTTGGGCGGCGGTTACGAGTTTGGCGTAGAGCCGAGTTAGTTCGTCGTGCGACTGTTCGATACCAGGCTGAAGGTAAGGGAAGGCGCGAGTGGTGAAGTAGGGGAAGTGGCCGGTGCCGGTGTAGCCCAGTTCGATGCGTCGCCCGTACTTGGTGGTGGGAGCGGTCTCCGATACCCAGCCAGAGCCAGCCTTGTAGACCTTCAGGACTTTGATAGATCTCTGGAGGTTGCCGGTGCGACGGGTGGGAACCGGCCAAGCGTCCGAGCGCCATGTCTCAGTTGCCTGCGCTTCTCGGCCACCGATGAACTGCTTGCTAGCGTTACCGGCGATGACCTCGCCGCCTCGTCGGACGAACTCTTGCGTCGCTCGCTCGACGGCTTCCATCTGCAGGCGCATAGCGTCCTCGAAGGCTCCGTCATTGACCACGATGCCACTAGCCATGAGACACTTCCTGCTCGGTGCGAGCGATTGCTAGGAGCCAGTCGGTGACGTGGCGAGGCTGGTCGAGGAAGTCCTCGTGACTGCCGCCGTAGGTCTTGCGGAACCGATGCTCTCGGAAGTACGCCATGACCTCGGGGTCTACCTCGGCGGTCTTGCCTTCGAGAGCGGCCTTGAGTTTCGCTAGTCGGCGGTAGGGGCTTTTGGGTCGAGGGCTGGCTCCGTGTCGAGTGCCGAGCCGTTGAACTCCACACCGCAGGCCTCTGAGAGCGCGTCAAACGTTGCTTTAGGCAGGTCTAACGCGCTCTCTAAGGTCGGCAGGTCGCCTAGTGTCCACTGCTTGACGAGCCCGACGATGAGCTGCGCCTGATAGCCGTCAAGGTTGCTCTGGTCTTCGTCCGAGATGTCGGCAAAGATGCCCCAGGTCTTGGGGTCTCGGTCATTGAAGCCGAGGCTGGCAAGTTTGGCGGCGGTTCCGGCTGCTTTCATGTAAGCGCGGGAGATAGCCCGAGACGTGCGCTCGGTGATTTCTTCCTTGCTGGCGATGACCGCAGACTGGTTGTTCGGCAGTGAGACGATAGGCATGGTTCCCCTTTGTTTGCTTAGTAGGTGGTTGAAGTGCCGTTGATGATGGTGGCCTGAATAGGAGCGTAGCCGGTGCTGGCGTCGGTTGAGTTGGCGTTCGCCGTGAACTCGACTTCCAATTCGGTGTACTCCTTGCCCCGTGTGCGCTTGATGGAGTGGATCTGCGCAGCCGACATGGTGAAGTTCACCGAGTGCTGGGTTCCGCTCGTCGCGTCGTTGGGGTCGGTCAGGGTGATGCTGATGGCCTCGGGCGAACGGGTCAGACCGTAGGCGCTTGAGCCGGTCGAGAATACGTCCGAGGTGGAGTTCACGACGAAAGTGAACTTACCCGTGACCTCGATGGGGCCAGCGAAGAGGTTGTAAGGAGCCTGCGTTCCCAGNGTGAAGATGGGCTGGGTCTTGCGAGCNATGCTGATTTCGCCGGTGGTGACGTTGGTGTAGCTCGTGCCGCCGATGGTCAGGGCCGTGTCCCAAGCCGGAATGAGGTGCTCGGTGCTNAGGCTCTGCGTGGCGAACACCGTCGGGGCTNAGGTGTAGGAGACGTAGGGGTTGCCCAGGTACTTGACCGTGACCTCGGCTGCGGCTTCTGCGCCGAAGGTGATGCCCAGCGTGTCGCACTGTGCGCCCGAGACGGTGAAATAGTTCGCGCCGTCGAAGTCCAAGATGGAGTAGGTCGGGGGCTGTGAGCCGGTCGCGGGGTTGTTCAGTACCTTGATGGCGTGGGTGTAGGGGCCTGAGCCGGTCTTGGTGTCTGAGCCACCGAGCGAGGAACGGAGCAAGACGGGGAAGGTGTCAGCGAACAGAAAAGTCCGGAATTCAAATTCGTCGTGACGTACGCCCTGCACCTGGTCATACACGGTTGTCGGTGATCCGCGCAGCGCCTCGTCGCGGAGGAACATCTGCTGAGGCGTAATCTGCGGCGACGTGACGGGAAGCCAGTAGCTCGTGCCAGACGTGGGGAGCGTTCCCTCGGTGGTCTCGATGACCATGCCGAGGTAACTATTGGCTGTTAGGAAGGCGTTGTTTGCCATGTCTGTTCCTTAGTTCGTAGGGGTTGGTTCGGTTGATGCGGTTGCGTCCGTCACAGGGGCTTCTGGGGCGGTCACAGGGGCTTCTGCTGGTGCAGGAGTAGGGGTGCTGGCTGTCCAGCGTCCGTCGCCTGGGTCGGTGGCGAGGGTCGTGACGTTCGGGATAGCGACGAGGACGTTGCCGTTGGCGTCAGTCAGGTCGGGGTAGATGCGCTCTTGGCTGTCGGTGAAAGTGAACATGGCTTCCTTAGGAGACGTAGGAGTTGGAGTTGGTGATTTCGATGATGCGAACTCGGACGGTGGAGACTACCTGCGTAGCACTTGCCGCGCCGTTGATTTGTCGGGGGTAGTAGGACGTGACTTCGATGTCGCTGCCCCCTGACGTGCCACCCTCGCCCCACTGGAAGATAGGGCCGTTGCCCCCGCAGTTCTTGGAGGCGCGGATAGCGTTCGTGAAGCCGTCGAGGAAGGTCTCGGCGTCAGCACCGGCGTCCTCGGTCTTGCGCTTGTTGGAGCGGAAGATGCAGGTGAACACGACTTCGTAAGTGATCTCTTTGCCGCCACCAGTCGGGCCAGTGAGCTCGATGCGCTCCTCGGACTGGTTCTCGATGTAGGGGAACACGATGCACCCCTGCTGGTGGCCTGGATCTTCGCCCTGATAGAACTCGCCCTCGGGGGTGAACTTGGCGGGGAACGTCATCACCTTCGAGAGGAAGGGAATGTCTGCGCCTTCGAGGTAGGAGATGAACTGCGACCGTACCGTCGAACGGCTCATTGGCGACCGCCGATGACCTTGAAGGGCTCAAGCAGCATCTCGGCTTGGATTTCGTCCTGCATGGAGGACTGCTCGCGGCTCGACACGGCGGCTGGCTCGCCAATCTCGTTGATGACAAGGCCACCCTGCCCACGCTCCTTGACCAGAGCGACAACGTAGTGAATAACGGCCTGCTTGACGGCGGCAGGCATGGTCGAGACATTGACCCCGATGCCGTGATTGTAGGTCGTGGCGGTGCTGAGGGTGATGGTCGTGCCGGACACTGCCGAAACCTTGAGCACCTCGTCGTTCATGCCGTCCCAGACCGTGAAGGTCATGCCAGGGTAGAGGCCGGTGGTGTCGGTGACGCTGAGCGTCGTAGATCCGGCAGGAGCCGAGGCGATGAGGAACGAGTTGAACCAGCCATTGACGTAGGTGTATTGGCACCACATGTTCGTCTGATAGCCCCAGCGACCCCCAGCGATGCCGAGGTTGCCGAAGTAGAGCCCCAGCGTCGAGGGGGCGGTGAGGGTGAACTGGTCGCGGTCAATGGCGACGTTGTTCGAGCTGAGNGTAATCTCCGCCAGCCCCTGCCCTGGCCCCCAGCCGACTTGGATGTCGGTCACTTCGAGGATGGGGGTGAATGACGGCGAGAAGATGAGGTTGCCGTCGCGGTTCGGGCGGTACCAGCCGTTCTCGGTGTTGCTGGTGGCGTTGAGTGTGCCCAGCCGTCCGTAGCAGAAGATGTCGGCCTTCGATGAGGCTCGCTTGATGATGTCCAGCAGGGCGCGGTCTTGCGCTACTTGGCTGGCGTTCTCGATGAGGTTAGAGAAGTCAATCGCCGAGGCGGTGGGGCTGAACTTGACTTCGTTGAGCGAGACGTAGGGCTCGACGATGCCTTCGGTCTGAAAGAACGGTGCAACGACCATTAGTTCTCTTCCTTGAGGTCGGTGCCGCCGCACTTGCCGCAACGGTCTTTGAGTAGTGCGTTGAAGCC